TCTTTATTGTCAACTATCTTAACATTACCATTTACTTTTTTTTTGTCACCATTTTTCTTTATATTTAAGCCGTACTGTGCCGTTACGGCACTCAAGAGTCCAGCCGCGAAGGTGGTATCAATTTGACGAGTAGGGTTAGGGTTAAAGTATGACCAAGAAATAACCCCTAAACTCCAAAAAAGTATGATCATCTGAACCACATTGGCAATCAGACCATTGCCTTCTTTTTCTTCTTGATCTTCCATATTAAGAAAACTGCCTTAGTGTGAGGAGAAAGCAGATGACCATTGCTTTAATAGGCAGCTATATGCCAAACTTAGCAAATACTGTTATGTTTGGGAAGTAACACATAATTATTCATGTTAAAACTACTTAAGCCAATACTACT